GCCCTGACAATGTGAGTGCTTCACGATTCCGGACGGATAGCCAGGTAACCGTCTGGCAGGTCAACGATTTCACCCTGAGCGACATCGAGATGGACTGCACCGATACCACAGGCTCTTACGGCCTGATGATTCGGGATGGGACCGGCGCGGTGAAGTACTCCGTTCTGGTGAGCAGCAAGACCAGGGAGGACTCGACCGGCGGGGCAACGTACATCATCGAGGGCTCAAAAGTCCTATTCGAAGACTGCATACTGGAAGGCTATTTCGGCATTCACGCGATAGGCCGGTCCTACGTAGAGGCCCGAGACTGCAAGATCACGGCCCCGGGGGGATGCTTCTGTACCACGGACCTAGCACCAGTGCAGAGCACCATAATCTCAGAAGGGTGCACTTGGGCGGGAACCAAGACGGCCATGCAAGAAGGGGCAACATTCCAGGAGAGGTGATTTTTACGATTTACGTTCTTACTTATCCCGAGACGATCTGGGAGCGCATCAAGTTCCAGCTCTTTGGGACCTGTCCATCTATACCTTGTAGCTACATCCGCAACGGCCCCGGTGTGGTCGAATGCATCACCGGTGAGGATTCCTGTCAGATGGTTCCCCTGAACGGTGTTATGCGTATTATCTGGAAAAGTGGCTACAAGGAAGCCCTCTCCCAGGCCCGCAAAGAGTACTTCGATGGCCTGGCACAGTCCATGAACCCGAATGTCGGGTGTTCTTGTGGAGACGAAGATGATGATTGCGATTGCGCCACCGGCCCATATATAGCATCATCCGCCGCTGTGGACGGCTACAACTGAGAGGCCTAAATGCCCAGTTACACTCTCGACCTCGACAGGCGCGTAGATGCACTGACCGAGCTTCTGGACTGCCCGGTGAGGTGGTCTAGCAAAGAGTATGTCCTCTCCCTGGCAGACCATCTCGTGATGAAGTGCGAAGATAACGGCAGGCCCGACCTGGGCGATAGGATCAGGTCGAAGGTTGCGGAGATCATTTAAGATTATCATCCCGCCTGACCGGGTTCCTCGATCCCTCCTTTCCTGGTCGGGCGGATTTTTCAGTAGGAATACATAATGTCTGACAACAACGTAGCCGACACTTGGGCCAAAGAGTTCGGCATGAGGCCGTCGGTCGAGAACACCAAGTACCTCATGGAGATCCTGGCGACTACCAAAAATCCGCACAAACACCGCCACCAGGACCTTGCCGCCCTGATCGGCTCGATAGACAAGGTGGGCTTCAAGAACGTAATCGCCCTCTGGCAGGACCCACAAACCGGCAAAGCCGAGGTCATATATGGCGGCGGCAGAATAGAAACGGGCGACAAGAAAGGCATGGAACGGTTGCCGGTCGTCTGGATGCTTGATTTTGATAAGGCCAAAGCCAAATTCTTGCGGGTGGCAGACAATCGAGTCCAGCAATTGGCACCGGCATACGATGATGATATTCTGATTGACCACCTGAAGGATCTCAAGCTGGACAACTTTGAGTACGATTTTCTGAAGCTTGAAAAGTATGACAAATTCCTGATTGACGACCAGGCAGCAGACGATCCCATTTTTCAATCAATCGCACCTGGCTACGAAGAACTGGTAAACGGTCCGCCCCATGATATGAACTCAGAAAATGTCCAATCTCAAAATCAGTCGGAAGAAGTCGATTTGAATCGGATATATCCCACCGACAACGATTTCGAGGTGCCGTTATTGTTATCAACAAGGCAACCGACTGGGTTGGATACACCAATTAATCGATGGGGGACCATTGCCCGGAAAACGCGTATAGACGGCGGCTTGATCCATTTCTATACAGACGATTATAAATTCACTGGTATTCTCAATAATCCGTTAGCTGTTCTTAAAACCGGGTGCTCTTCGGTGGTTGAGCCAAATTTCAGCACATCCGATGATATGAGAAAAGCTATAGTACTTTATTATATTTATCTAAAGAGATATCTAGCCCGAACGTGGCAAGAACATGGACTAAATGTGTGGGTGGACTTAGCAATTGCGCCGCGACACCGCGATTTGGCTCTGATAGGGGTCCCCCGCGGATATCGGTGTTATGCAACATATACTTACACGAGAGATTATGATATTGAATGGTTATACCAAGATTATGATCAAGCATTAAAACATTCTGGTTTAAATGAATCCGACATTCTTTTTTGGGTTTACGGGGGAAACGATGATGTACAGAAAATTTGCAGAGAACGTGGTTGGCTTTGGTCGGCAGCTCATCAACAAGCATATCATCACAATCTGAGGTGACTACGATGGGACGAACTTCTGGAGAAACACCCAAACCAAAGAAGGGGCGCGGTAGCAAGGACGAAACAATGCAACCCAGAATTCGGCAAGCGCGTGCTAAGCCATCTCCTGGAACGCGTGCGCCGTGAATTACTTTTTTGTGGCCATTTTCATCAATCTTCGCACCGCGTCTCCATACGAGGGATTCTTTATTCCTTCAGTCATAATGCAAGTGAAAAATCGTGGATTAATCCACAATAAGGTGTCTTCATGCCAAAAAAACTCAAACCCGGTCGCCCGAAAGGAGTTAAAAACGGCGAACGCAAACCGATTGACCTCAAGCTGGTCGCGGCTCTATGCAAAGCGGACTGCACACAGTACGAGATTGCCACTGCTCTCGACTATTCCGAGGCTGGGTTTTCGCGACGGGTGAATTCCGATCCTGAACTCAAGAAAGTTCTGGAACTAAACTATGTCGCCGGGAAGATATCGTTGCGGCGGGAGCAGGCCCGCAACGCGATGGACCGGTATTTCACTATATGCAAAGACTGTGGAAAGATCACGGAGCACGCTGGCGAATTCCTGCCCCGGTGCGCCTATTGTGACAGCGAGAACGTTCGGCACCAGTTCATCCCCGGCAGCACTGGAATGCTCATCTGGCTGGGCAAACAGAAGTTGCACCAGTCTGATAGGGTGATGGTGCAGGGAGACGCGGAGAAGCCGCTGGTCATATCAACATTGGCAGAGTTCGTTAAAAATGCCGCCAAAAAAGAGAAAACAAAACGCCGATCTGAAGACGCTTGAGCTGATGCAGACGGATGCCGTCGCGGTCGTCCGAGACATATTCGGCTCAACCCTCTGGGATCACCAGGAGCAGATTCTCACAGCGGTCCGCGATCATCCAAAAGTCGCGTGGCGCAGCTCGCATGGCATCGGCAAAACTTACGTTTGCGCGCGATTGGTCCTGTGGTGGTTGTTCAGTTTCCCCTATTCGATAGTTATCACCACGGCGCCGACTTGGCGGCAGGTCGAAGACCTGTTATGGAAAGAAATACGGTCTTGTTATTACAATTCGGCGTTTGATCTTGGTGGTCATTTGTCGCCGTCTGCCACCCAACTCGCGATAGACGGCAAAGAATGGGTCGCTATCGGTCTATCCACGAACGATAGCAATAGGTTCCAGGGTTATCATTCTGAACATCTTCTGGTGGTGGTCGATGAAGCGGCTGGCGTTGCCGAAGAAATATTTGAAGCCATAATGGGTGTCCTGACCTCTGCCCACTGTCGCCTAATCCTAATAGGCAACCCAACGGATATTGGCGGCCAGTTCTACCGGGCATTTCGAACCGAGGGCTGGAAAACAGGCAAGACCGCCGCCTGGGACACCCCGAACTTCAAAGAGCTGGGCATCACCAGAGAAGATATCATAAATAACACGTGGGAGGCAAAAGTTCCCCGGAAGGATAATGGCGACTTCGATTGGCCTTACCCATGGCTTATTACCCCCAAGTGGGCACATGACGCATTCTTGGAGTGGGGCACATCACACCCGGCCTGGTTCGCCAGGGTCGAGGGCGAGTTTCCTGAGCAGGGAGAGTACAACGTAATCCCGCTTGGCTGGATCGAGCAGGCGCAAGATCGCTGGCCGGATGTGGTGCCCGATCGAAATGAGCAGGTCGTTCTCGGTGTGGATGTTGCGCGCGGTGGCATGGATCTATCCGCCATAGCCGTCCGGCAAGGCGCAAAAATACTATCCATCGAAACATTCAGCAACATGGACGGCCCACTGCTCGCGGGTGAGATTGCCGTTCGTTACCGTCGCCTCAAAGCATCCAGGGCGAACGTTGATATCATTGGTCTTGGTGCTGCAGTAGAAGACGCCCTGAAAGATCCCGTTTATCATGATATCACGGTCGTGCCGGTCAACGTGGCCACCTCATCAGACGTGCTGGATAGCGATGGTAATCGCAAATACCAAAACCTGCGGGCAGAACTGTGGTGGACTCTGAGGTCCGCGTTAGATCCGAAGACAGAAAACCCGCTGGCACTACCACCGGACGACGGCCTGCTGGGCGACTTGGCCGCTCCGAAATACGACTTCCGCAAAGGCTGGATTCAGATCGAGGCCAAAGAAGAAACCAAACACCGCCTGGGACGTAGCCCGGATGAGGGTGATGCCGTGATGCTCACGTTCGCTCCCGCATACACCGCATGCACCGAATGGATACCACCGCTCGACGAACCCGGTATAGAAGACGAAGGCGTTTACTCCGGCCCATATTGAGGATTTTCAATAATGTTCAACTCTCTTCGCTCTCGATTAGCATCATTCATCCACCAAGCGGAGCCCAGGCACGACTCCCAGATCCTCACGCCCGTGGGCAGGGAATATGCCACACCGGAGAGCTATGAAGATACGAGAATAGACGTATCCCAGCTCCTGGCCACCTCCGAGATGGGGCAGGTGGACAGCATCCTTCTGGAAATTTATAACCTCATGTTCAACGGCTGGGGGCTCATACCGGTTCCACCGGACGGCATGGACCCCCAAGCAGCGGCCCAAATCTCGCCGCCGATCCTCAAGCAGCTCTGGCGGTTCGACAAAGTCCTTGACCTCAAGGCCATCATGGGCAAGGTCTGGATAGATGAACTCGCCTTTGGCCCCGGCCTGGTGGAGCTGGGCCTGGATGTGGATGACCAGGGCAACTTCCGGGACTGGGGCAAAGTCGATGAATGGAAGGGTCCTGAGTGGGCTAACTACTTGGATGCGACCAGTTTTGAGCAGCCCTCACCGCACGGCACCGCCAACTATCGGTATGTCGAAGGCCGTCTTCTGAAAGGCATCTGTTATGACACACAAGAACGTCGCATGGAGTACTGGCAGACTCAACCCAACGGCCAGGTACTCCAGATCCCAACCGGCAGGATACTCGTTGTCAAGGACAAGCGCTCTAGGTACGTAGACGGCAAAAGCTACCTGGAGGGGATCGTTCCTACACACCTACAGAGGGAGATAGTCAGGAAGAACATCATGCTCCAGATCCGGCGGGCCGCCGCTCCTGCAGTAGGGCTCAGGGTCAAAGAGATGAGGGATTCGAATGGCCACTTGATCCCGGTTGCTCCTGACGGCAAGCCTGGCAACCGCTGGGAGATGGCCTGGAAGGCAGGTGGTCGGGCTCTGAGGGACTACAGCTCTAACAAGTTCCTCATGCTCTGGGAGGATCACGAGGTTATCGAGTCCAGGGTGGGGGCAGTGGACGGGAACATATGGGTCCCGGACGACAAGCTCAAAGCTGAGATCCTGAACCACCTCATCCCTCGAGACTGGATCGAGCAGAACGGCCAGGCTATCTCGAAGTCGTCTCAACCTCTCTGGGACCTGGCCATGC